GGAGACTTTCAGACAATTCACAAATAGCATGGGCAGGCCATAACATGAGTGGTTCCTCTGCTCCCAATCCGAACATGCAGATAATTGACCCCGACCACATCGTTCTCCGTGAGTTGTGGGTTTGGGGCTCAGGAACTGGAGCAACTCCCGGTTATCAATACCTAATCGTGCTCGAACCCGTTTCACTGACGGACGATGAAGCCGTTCTTACATTAATCAAGGAGCGTAGCCAAGATGACTGGGATTGAAACCGAAACTGAAAATGCAACTGCACCAAATCGAACTCAACGTTTCGCCACGTGGCTCATGGAGCGGGAGGAACGTCGCCAAGAAAAGGAGTCAAACCTCGAAGGACTCGTCCGGTTGAACGTCCTCGTCTCGTTTCTTACTCTCGGCCTGGTCGGTGGCTTCGAAACTGTTCGCCTTGTTGTCCAGATGATTCCTTACTTGTGAAGGTCACAAATCCAAACATCTGGAAGAATCAATCGTTCCGTACGCGGACGACAGTCAAAGAACGCGAGGATTGGAGCCGTGGACATCCACGGATTCTCAACTTCCGCCTCGAAGCCGCACATCGCGCATCGGACTTTCACGGTTGAAACCACTCCAATAAACAATAATTTGAGCAGAGTCGTTGTTTAGCCGATGCACTCCAATCGTGAACAATGACCTCATACCACCGGCCCTTGCCCTCAACGAATGGTTCTAAGCAGTTTGGACACATTCTATTCATTCTTCTTCCTCCTCGATGTCGCAGAAGCAAAACCAAACTGAACGGTTGCACTGAACGCAGGTCATTCTTCTTCCCTCATGTGGTTTCCAATCCAACGATGCGTGCAATGAAGCCCGCAGAACTCCAATGAATGGGTGTAATGCGTCGTTTCAACCGTGAGTTCGATAAAAACAGCCGAGTTCTCAAAGGGAAGGCTGCATTGGTCGCAGGTTCCATCACTCATAGGTCTCACCGTCCAGGTATGCTTCGGCCTGTCTGAAGGTCTTCTGGAGACGTTGCAGCGCCTCCAAGCCCAAAGTCTTGACCGCAATGTCAACGAGCTGTGAAACTTTGAGCCTCTTTTCCTTCGCCTGTGTCAGAATCGCGTGCGTTTCGTCGCTTACAGTTATGCTGTATTGGTTCCCCATGAGCCTATCGAAGCGATTCCCATTCTTAAAAATAATGTTATTTCAGTATCAAACGGATAGGATTCCCAAGGAAACTCTAAACCCTATGGCTGGTTAGCAAAGGGGGAGGGTGGCGCGGGGACTAACTTAACTCGTGCATCACCCATAGAGAAGATTAGGTGCAGTTTACATACCTTGGCGCTTTTGTCTGAGGCATGGCAAAGAGCGACTCTTTCTTTATCCGAGCAAAACTTTCAACTGCAGCTGCGTTTGGTCAAACCGCAATTGACCTTGGAGCTTATGTTTCCGCCCTTGGCAAAAGCGTATTGAGGATTCACCGGGTGTCTGTTCAGTACGTTTACGGCTCCTTTGGCAACCCCAACATTGGCACTGCAGGTGTAGATGGGCGGGCATGCTGGCAACTTACCACACAGTCTCAATCTGCCTTGGTTGATTGTACTGACAAGAGCATCATCAGCAGCGGTCAAGTTCATGCGTCCTCTGAAGTTTTGGCTAACTCCTTCTCCGCGATTACAGAGACCATGGACATCAATCCAGAGGATTGGATGAACGGCTACTTAATCGGCGTCGAGCAAATTTACTTGGGCGGTGAAGCAAGTGGATGGCAAAATGACCCCGACATCTGCGTCATGCTTGAATGCACCGTTGAAACCCTGTCTCAAAGTGCCGCCATGGCCCTTTCATTGAGCCAACAATGAGGCGGTCATTGTGTGCGCCACTTGCAACATACTCCGGCAATTGCTCATTGATAGGGGCATGAGTCCATCGTTAGCCATGTCCATTGGGTCGGAGGTTGGCGAGCGTGTTGAAGATGTTGCACCCATGGTGGCAGCCAAAGCCAAGAAAAAGGTCTCAGCATATAATCGGAAATACAAAGCCGCTTTCAAGAAAGTCGCTCCTCGATACAAACTTAAGAGCGGCAAGTGGAAGGGGGGCGGCTTCAAGCGAGCTGTAAAAGAAGCGCACAAGATAGCCGGAGGGAAACGTAAGTGAAGCGACGTACACTTCGGGGTTTTGTACCAGTCAACGACGGAGTGAAAGAACTCATCGTGGACGACGGACGATTGAACCATGGTTACAAAGTCGTTGAATTTTCCATCCTCTCCACTGACCCTCGGGTCTCTACCGCTGATGCCGTGGGAACTCTCGCTATGGACGAAGACGGAGCAAGAGTTTGGAGACTTTCAGACAATTCACAAATAGCATGGGCAGGCCATAACATGAGTGGTTCCTCTGCTCCCAATCCGAACATGCAGATAATTGACCCCGACCACATCGTTCTCCGTGAGTTGTGGGTTTGGGG